AATTAGAGATACAGAAGAGTTTAAGGATCTTAAAGAAGCTATGGCTGGTGAAAGCATAGTCAATGAACACCCATCAGACGACGACTATAAGATATACCGGTAAATAGTTACCCTTACACTGATTAAAGTGTGATATAATATTTACATGTCAAATGTAGGTATTTATTGTATTCGCAATACATCTAATAATAAGCGCTATATTGGCTCTTCACGCAACATTACTGGCAGGTGGCGTGTTCATAAGAGCCGCCTTACTTTAAATAAGCACCACTCTACCCACCTCCAAAAATCATATAACTTAGGTACTGCTAATTTCGTTTACGAAATAATCGAATTAGTGGACGATTTGTCTCAGCTTGAGGCACGTGAGCAATATTGGGTCGACAATTTTCAATCATATAAAAGTGATTATGGTTATAATGCCGTAAGAACTGTTTCTACTATAGATCCAGCAAGAATGAGAGAGCGTTGGGCTAAACCAGGTGCAAAAGAAGCACAAAGCCTTAAAATGAAAGAGGTGTGTTCTTCGTTGGAACATCGCAAGAAACTATCTATAGGTCACATAGAGCACTTTAAGGATCCAAATAATAGGTTAAAAAAGGTCGTTAGTAGCCCTTTGCGCAAGGGTGTCGTCTGTGTTCAGACTGGGCAGGTATTTTTATCTATTTCACAAGCTGCAAAAGATTTAGGTGTAAGTGTTGTTAAAATAAGGGATAGTGCTAATGGCAAAAGAAGATCTAACGGTCTTTCATTTAGGTGGATATGAGCAAACGTAAAGCCCTAGAAATAGATATGATAGCTGGCAGTCAATTGCGTGACACACAGGGAGAAATGCTGTCAGTTGAAGGTGCAGATATATCTGACTTAATTGCCGGCAAGGGACGCTTCAATGATAATCACGGAAAAGGTTTCTTTAACTCCATTGGTCGTATCACTACTGCTAAGAAAATATTTAAAAAAGAAGACTGCGAAAACGATAGGCATCTATACTATTGGGAAAAAGTGAAGGCACCTTATTTATATTGCGCTGGTTATCTTTATTCAGATGAAGACCATCAAAATGCTCGCGCAGCGGCTGCTATTTTAAGAAATATACATAAGTCTGATTGTCCACTAAAGTTAAAGGCTTCTGTAGAGGGTGGCGTTCTATCGCGCGGCATTTCTGATCCCACTCTTTTAGCTCGTACTAAGATACATTCAGTAGCACTTACGATGACTCCGGCAAACAACGCCACACTTGTTGAGCCTATATCAATGGATAAATCTATTGACGAAGCCGCTGATATGGCGCTTATCAAAAGCGTTATACATCTTGCACAAACCAATGTTCCTTCATTTAGACACATAGCAAGAGACGCTTCTGCAACACGTGTTCGCGTAAACTTAGAGCGTATTGCTGAATTAATGAAGTGCGACGATTCTATTGACATTCCAACTAAACAAGAAATACTTCAGTATGCTCTTGAAGCAAAGATTCAGAATAATGTAGCTAGGATTCACAATATCGTTGAAACAGTCTGTAATGAAGATGTAGAAAAAAGCTTAAAGGATGCACTTATTGGCGGCACAATGATGGCTGCAGGAGCCCTTGCTCCACAATCTACTCATGCTTCGCAGAGCGTACAAGCTCCTGCCCCAGTTAGTCAAAGTATTAATACTTCTAAGATGCCAGTTGATCATCAAAAGGCGTATCAAGAGATTGCACAGAAAAATCCCATGCTCGGAGCTATCGGCCAAGTTGAATCAAGTGGTGGTTTAAAATATGACCATCCAACTATCAGAAGTGGATCACAGGCCGGTCATACAGCCGGAGGCATGTTTGGTATGATGCCTCAAGCCGCTCAGTATATCCTTCGCAACGACTCTAAGTTAGCTGCTAAGTACCCTAAGTTGCATGAAGCCTCTAAGGATCTTAAGACAAATCATAGAGTTTTTACTGACACATTTAATAAAGACCCTAAAGTAGCTATTGATTTTGCGGATGCACTTTTAAGACGTAATCATTCTAAGACTAATAATAGCCCAGAAATGCTAATTCATTCGTGGAATCATGGCCTTAAGGGTACTTGGAATCGTTATAAAAACAAAGGTAAAGATGCCATTAAGAATGCTGATTATGTCAAAAAGGTCATGAAGGTTCTAAATGTATCTAACCCGTCTCAAAATGATGTACCCATGTTAAAAGCACTTACGGCAGGCTATGGCGGAGCAGCTGCTCCGATGTCTAGAACAGGTGGTGCAGTTATTCAAAGTGAAAGTTTGGATGACGGTCGTAGTGGGTTTAAGTACATAACCTGTGACAATTGTGGAAAAGAACAGATCTATGCTAAACATCAAGTTAAGTGTAGAGAATGTAAAAAAAGTTGGAGTCTTGACAAGCTATATCAGGCAATGCTTGGCAAGACAAGGTAATATATAGGTAAGCCGTGCGTGTTTAGGTAAGCATTCATGGTATATTAAGTAATATCGAGTTAAACTCTATATAGAAGTTAAGGAGACTCTTAAAAATGGCAAATTCAAAACAGATTCTTGTGAAGATTGCGCGTAATGCTGGTATGGTCGGACTCACTGTTGTTTCTCAAACTGCTTCCACAGTCGTGATTGATAATGGTTCTAATGATCTCACCATCAGCTACGTAGCTGCTTCAATTCAAACCCCAATGGGTGGTGTTGATTCTTCGGTATCCCCATACCTTGGAATTGGTATTGCTAATCCTGGAAAAATCCAGATTAAGTCTGCAAGCACTGCTGCTGACAACATCTCTGATGTTATCGATAGCCTTGTAGCTGCAAAAGTCCTCGCTCTTTGCGCTGCCTTTGCAAATGATATTCGTCTTGAAAATAGCGATGCTACTTTCACTGGCGAAATTCGTGGCCACGCTGATCTCATCGGAATGGGACAGTAATCTAATCTGTAATTAACGAGGAGTTAATATGAAGGATGAAGTAAGAAAATCCCTCACAGATCTGATTGACGAGACCCTACTTGAGCTTGAAGAGCTTAAGAAATCTCGTTTCGCAGCAAGTGAGATTAAGATTGAAGGCCCTGGAGATGGCATTGACGGTAAACCGTCTAATGGCGATCTTCATGCTAAGGCTGAAGATAAGAAGAAAGAAGAAGACGAGTCTGAAGAAGAGGAAGCTGAGAAAGCAGAAGGCAAAAACGAAGAAGCCGAAAAAGCAGAAGGCAAAAACGAAGAAGCCGAAAAAGCTGACAAAGACGAAGACGATAAAAAGTCTAAGAAAGAACCTCACAAAGACGACCCTAAGCATGAAGAAAAAGAGAAGGAAATCGCTGGTAAGCTTCTCGAAATGCATAAGGGTGAAATGAAAAAATCCATGGAAGAGAGTGAATCTCTTCTTAAAAGTTTTGTCGAAGAACGCGTTAAGCCTCTTGAAGACAAACTTTCTACGATCTTCGATCTCGTTAAACAGATCGCTGACCAACCAGTTCCTTCTAAGGGAACGTCTGCCCGCGCTCAACCGCTGATGAAATCAGCTGAAGACGCTGGTGAGCCGCTTTCAAAGTCGGAAATCGCTTCTAAACTCTTTGAGTTAAAGAAGTCTGGTACAAAGGTAGACAGCCTTGATATCACAAGAGCTGAAATGGGACAAGATCTTAACAAGATCGTTGAGAAATATAAGATTTCGTAATCAAAGGAGAGAACGAAAATGAACGACGCATTAAATTCAGTATTAACTGGTCTTGACCAAGGTTTGGTGTCTGCACAAGACGTTGAAGCCCTGAACAAGGCTATCTCTGCCGGTTACGGTGGAGCTGGTAAACCAACCGACCTCACCTACGGTGGTGTCCTTCAAGCCGAAAGTCTTGAATCAACCCTTAAGTCGATTACATTCGACATGAAGAACCTTAAGCTATGGCCAGCTATTTCAGTTGACAAAGCTTATAATCTTTTCGAGCAGTACAATCGCTTGATCAGCTACGGTTCTGATTCTGCGCCTTATATCGGCGAAGGTGGAGCTCCTCAAGAAGAAGATTCGACCTACGTACGTGACGGGCAGAAGATCGTGTTCTTCGGAACGCGTCGTCGTGTTTCGCACCAAATGACATTGGTGCGTACGACCGTTGGCGACATCGTCGCTCAACAGGCAAAAGAAGGCACGATGCACTTGCTCAAGAACGTCGAACGTGAAATGTATTGGGGCCATGCTCACTATATGTCTCAAGGTGCTGGCGCAATGAGCGGTTCCGATGCAGATCTTCCATCTAGCTCGATCGCTATGTCAGGTATGCTTAAGCAGTTGCTTAAGGGTGATACTGATGCCCAGATGAAATCTGGTGACTTCGAAGGATTCGGCGACAGCCAATCTATCGTACAGGACCTTGCAGGTGCTGTTATTACTCAAGATGATGTTGAGCGTCTTGCAGTTATTGCTCTTGAGAACTTCGGTTCTCCTTCTGAAATGCACATTGAGCCAGCTGCTCTCTCTGCATTCGTGAAGCAGTTCTATCCTCAATTCCGCTCGGCTCCAGGCCTTGCAAATCAGACGGTTGGTTACGATGTGTCTAAGGTTCAAACGACCGCAGGCGCTGTTGATTTTAAGCCTAACCTCTTCTTACGTCCTCGCTCTGGCGTTCGCGCTATGGCGGTGAACGCACAGTCTCCAGCTGCTACCTTTACAGCTGCTGGTGCTGCTGCTGGTACTGGTTCAGCACTCGCTGCTGGAACTTACCAACTTAAGGTAACTGCTGTTAACGATGCTGGTGAATCTTCGCCGGTTGCGTCAGCTGCTGTTGTTCTTACTGTTGGTCAGAACATCGATGTTACGATTGGTTCTGCTCCTGCTGGTGTTAAGACTTGGAAGCTCTACCTATCCGCTCCAGGCGGCGCTGTTGGAACTGAAAAGTTTGCTGGTAACTGGGCAAACGTTGGTTCAGGTGTTTACCGCGCAGCTGGTCGTAAGATCGCTGGTCTCGGTGAAGCATTCTTACTCGACCTGAGTGCAGAATGTATGCGCTTCAAGCAATTAGCTCCTCTCTCGAAGATCAACTTCGCGATTGTAACTACTGCGCTTGAGTTCGCAATCGTCATGTACGGAGCTCTCTTCGTATATACACCACGATTCAACTGTGTATTCTCGAACGTTGGAAAATAAGTTATAAGTTAAAGTAAAATTTTAGGGGCTTAGATCTAATAGATCTAGGCCCTTTTACTTTTCTCTTTGTCGATTGCTTACTGTAACATCATTAAATAGATATCGTATAATATATCTATGAAAAAGAAAGCTGCATATATTTGTTTTGAAGGAACTGAAGGTGTCGGTAAAACCACTCAAACTCAGAAATTGGTAGATTATCTACGTTCTAAGGGTTTCAGTGTTCTACAGACTAAAGAGCCTGGGACTACTCTAGCTCCTTTAACGATGCAGCTTAGAGGAATCATGCTGGACAAGCAGTACGATGATGCTCTAACTGCACCAGCGCGTGAACTTATCAGCCAAGCGATCCGATCCATCCACATGGAAAAGGTGATTCTTCCTGCTGTTGCTGAGTATGATTTTATTATACAAGATCGTGGTGTTTTATCTGGGCTAGCATACGGAACTGCTTGTGGAAATGACATAGAAACGCTTATTGGCTTATCTGAATATGTTACCGAGTCAAGTAGATCTATTTTAAACGATGGTTTGTATGATTGTATAATCTATCTTAAGGGTGATGTATCTGCTGGTCTTAAAAAGGCTCAAAGCAGCAAGCAAGAGTTTAAAACAGGAGATGCTATGGAGTCTCGCGGAAACGATTTTATAGCTCAATGTTCAAAGAACATGGATACCTTCTCAGAAGCGTTCCCTACTACTAGTACTATATCTGTTGATAATAAGAATATTGATGAAGTGTTTGCAGATATACTGTCTGCTCTTTCTTCTAGAGGAGTTATTTGATGTCTGATAAAATCAAGCGATCACAGATAATTAAAGATTACGCAGATCTACATAAGAAGCTGAATCGCGCCCCTAAGATGGATGAGCTGGTTCAAAAAAAATACACTAAAGACAGCATAAAGCATCATTTTTCTTCTTTATCAAAGCTTGATGATGAAGCTCGCAGCGAGCACCCTGATTGTTTTTTCGATGTTGCGATTGGTGATATTATCAATGATACAGCTATCAAAGCTCTTCGCGATCGCATTTCAAAGCATAAGCGGTTTGTAGTTACTACAGCTGTAACCGGTTGCACTGTAGATGAAAAATTTTATGCTAGTATTAAGTCTTACTGTAAGCATAATGACGCTTTACTTCTTGTTCTAGTAGCTTCAGATCCTGCTCATACTAAGGTCAATAATAAGGGTGGCTACGGAACTGTCGATCAGCGGCTTACCAGCGAGTGTATTGTATTTGAAGATACAGAATTGAATTCTAATCTATTTCTAAGCACTATCAAACTTAGTGCTAAACATATCGACCCGACTACGGGCTTAGATCGTATCGGTCAACGCGATGGTACCTTTATTTTTGCATCGCCAAAACAACGATTAAATATGGTGGCCACCTCCAACATCAAGCTTCCTCATGGTTTGATGACCACAGGTGCAATCACCCAACCTAACTACAAGACAGATATGTATATGTCTGAGCGCACTGCATATCTTGCTAATGTCGACCATATTATGGGCGCACTCATTGTAGAAATTGATAATGATTTAGAATATCATTTTAGACAGGTCCAGGCAGCCAAGGATGGCAGTTTGATCGATCTTGGTACTAGGTATTATCCAAAATCTTCTCCAAAAAAAGAAGCACCAGAAGCCCTAGTTTTAGGCGATTGGCACGCGAGCTCTACTGATCCTATGGTTCAACAATGTACTTCTCAGATGCTGGCTCTCTTAAAACCTAAATATGCAGTTCTTCACGATGCATTTGACGGCTTATCGATCAATCATCACGAAGAGGATAATAAGCTCGCTAAAGCGGTTAGGTTTAAAAACGGAATGCCTTCACTCGAAGACGAAATCACTATCCTATCTAAGGATCTTGTTTGGTTTTCTGGACTTGTAGATGAAGTTGTTGTTGTAAAGTCTAACCATGATGAATTTTTAAGCAAACATTATCTAAATAAAGCTAAGTATGCAGAAGATCCACAGAATCACTTTTATTCACTAGATCTTGCTAAAGCAATGATGAACGGTGAGGATCCACTAAGATATGCAGTCGAGCGAAAGCTGTCTCCTCCAGTTAAAAATATAAGTTGGCTTAAGCGCGACGAAGATTTTGTAGTGGCAGGAATTCAATTAGGTGCCCATGGAGACAAGGGGCCAAATGGTAGCCGTGGTTCTCTCCAGAACATGGAAAAAGCCTACGGCTTATCTGTCACTGGTCACTCTCATACTCCTGGTATCCTTCGTGGTGCATGGGCAGTAGGAACATCGAGCTACTTAAAATTGAATTATAATGAGGGGCCTAGTTCATGGCTACAAACTCACTGTATCGTATATAAAGACGGCAGTAGACAGTTGATCAACATGATCAACGGTAAATGGCGGATGAAAAAATGATATTCAAAGAAATAGAATTCAAGTATGACGCTCAAGATGTAAGCATGAATAAGTTTGTCGAACTGATGGAAACATTTAAGATCGACAATAAGATGCTCGTTAGCTCATACGATGACTATTTCATTGATTCTAATAACAACTTTATTCGATATCGTCACCATTCTACTCGCGGCGAACTCACTATCAAGCGTAAAACCAATGTAAATAACAACAATGAACGCATAGAAGTTAATGTTCCTACTGAAGGGAACAATCTTAAGGCTGTTACCGCTTTTGTTGATCTTCTTGGATATAAGTACAACTTCGGTATATATAAGACATGTAACATCTTCTGGATAGATAAGGTGGTTATGGTGTACTATGTTGTCTACGATAAAGAGCTTAAGGAAAAACGTCGCTTTATCGAGATTGAGGCTAATGAAGAATTACCTTGGGAATCCGAAGACCTAGCGTGGGCAGAGATTGAGAAATATGAAGCCCTATTGGCCCCCTTAGGCGTGACCCCTAAGAACCGACTTAAAAAGTCACTTTATGAGATTTTCAAGAAGCCCTAAAAATAAAGCAGGTCTATCCTTACTAAAGCTATTAACAGTTTTAAACATTGTTCGTCTTAACTCAGTCCAAAGAGTGAAGTTTATCTATCGAGCAAATCTGTTATGGCCTCCTGATTCCTGATTGTATAAAGGTCGGGTAATTAGGTCTATCTCCAGGTATAATAGTTATAAGTTAACTATAGGAGATTACCATGAAAACGTCAGATGTAGCATCAGCAAACCTCAATACTGCTGAAAGCGGTAAAGTATGGGAAGAAAAATTAACTGGTGCCCAAGGTTCCATTGAAGTTGTTCAATATACGACTTTTCGTGTCCGTGCTACAGGTGCAACTACTGTGACTATTGACGGTATTCTTGCAATGACCATGGCGTCTGGCGAGATTGCCATCTTTAGCGCTGGCCGCGGTGACCAAGACGACGCTAAGCCTACAATAACAATCACGATAGCTGGCGCTAACGCATTTGTTCAAGTTGCTCGTAACGTAGATCGTCCAAAGCTTGCGTCTTAATAATTAGGAGTTACCATGGAACTAAAAAGTTTCAAGGAAATTCTTCTTAAGAAAGCTGAAGGAAATCCTTATTTACAGACATTAATTAAGTATGCTAAAGACGAGATATTAGCGACAGAGGTTATAGAGTCATTGCTTAAGATGGCTGAACCAAGCGCTGCTATGGGTCGTGGTGCAAATTCTGCCTTAACCTCTTTCGCTGGTCATATGGATAATTCTGACGTAGAGCAGATGCGTGATGCTCTTGGACACCATGTTTCTCATTATAAGGGCGCTCTTAAATCTATGCATGCTGCCCAAGATCCAGCACAGAAAGCAAAGCTGCGCGGTGTTGCAGATCAACATTTAAATCAAATTGTTCCTCTGATGCATTTGGCCGGTCGCGCTGGAAAGCACTCAGGCGGAAAGATGACTTTAGATTACCATACTACTACTCCGTGGGAAAGTAACTATACTACTTTAGAGCGTAACCCTGAAACTGGAAAATTAAAAGAGGGGACTAAAGATCTTGGACGTAGACCTTCACCTAAGGCGAGCCGTGAGAAGAATCCACGTGCTGTCCCAGATTATCGTTATCTAGAAATGGCTCCACATTCTGGCCACCCAACCTCTGAACGTATGCCTCATAAAGGTGGATATCCGTTTGAAGAAATTCAATTAGGATCCCCTGCAAAACGCGACGCAGGTCAAGCCTATCTTCCTATTGAAGATATTGCTGGCAAACAAGATTTCACTCCCCACCCTTTTGACAAACACCCTATACATGCTGTCGCTGATCAAGCTGAACACCATTTAAACCCAGAACATAAAGAGAAGTTTATCCAAGATTTGGCTTCATGGAAAACCAGTGAACCGCATAAACAGTGGTTAACTCAACAGAAAGAAAAATTTCAAAAAGACCCTGAGGCGTATAAGGCTCGTGGAACTAAAAAACCAGGCCACCACTTTGAAGGGATTCCTTTGGGTGGACAACCAGAGCAGGCTAATATTAAGCCATCTATTGACACTGCTTCACCACAGCAACCTGTTACAGCTTCTAAAGAAAATATAATGTTAGATACTAGTAAGCCACCAAAAGAAGGTTTACCTAAAGCCCTTACCGATGGATGGGCTAATCTTCCTGAGAAATTAAAATATGATCTTTTGGTCGAACTATCAAGGAAGAAGTAATGTCTAAGCAAGCTGGAAAAATTAGCGCCTTAGATAAGGCCATAAAGGAAATGATAGAATCTTCTGATGACCAGAATTCATTTAAAGAATTACAGTCATTTTTAGAGAAGGCTCGCAGACGTATGTCTGATGAGGTAAACGATGCTGACGATGAGGATAATGAACTTGGAGAAGGGTATCGTGAATTCGATCCCGATGAAGAGAGTAGTGATGCCGATAGTTGGTTACAAGAAAACGACCCCGCGTTTAAGGAAAATAAAAATGAAGAAACTAATGAAGAACCTAAAGAGTATGATGAGTACGGCCCTGATGAAGATGAAGAGTCTCATCAACAGCACCCTGACGAAATTGAGCCAGTTGCGGAAGCCGGAAGTACAAGTAGTCAGCCTAAAGAAGGAACGCAAGAAGCGCCAGACCAAGAAGAAGTAAGTTCTGGAGGTAGATTTACTCAGCCTTCTAGAGAAGATATCGCAGAGATGCGTCAATATACTCGCCCATGGGAGAGTCGTGCTCGCGATACACAACGCCTTACCGCAGAAGCATCTAAGAACCCTGTGCTTCATCATCAGGGAAGAGTTGTAGAGGCTCGTCAAGAGGCTCATGGTGATCGTCAAGCTGCTTATGATAAATTTCAGCAGTCACCAGAGTATGCAAATGCTGACCCTGTTTCTCAGATGGAGATGGATGCTAAGTTCAACGAAGATTGGCACAAGCAAAACCCTGAGCACTTAAAGAATGCTGTAAAGCTTTATGAGCGCGCCCATCTTCATGGACTTAGAGGTCAAAGTGAACATGCTGGAAGTAAGGCTGAAGATATAGCTCATGTACGCACAGGCGGTGCTCAATCACCTGATTCAGTCTCTGTAGAAGCAGGTATGCAACATGCCGGTGGAGCTAAGGGCGAAGAAGGTACTGTCGGTTCCACAACTCAAGATCCTGCGTCTGCTTTTGCTAATGCTAATCAAAAGTTCTTACAAGAAAAAGGCGGAGAACTTGAAGCCAGAGCTGGTAAGAGAAAAGATACATTTCAGGGCATTGCTAGTGGATATGCTAAAAAGGTTGGAGAGATACCGGACTACGATCGGGCAGACATACATCGTGCATTAGGCGATCATCCTGCGCTAAAAGATCCCCAAAAGAAAGCTAGAGTTGATAAGTTTTTCGAACATCATCATCCCCTTATTGGCATGGCCGCTAAGAGGGTTCTTGACAAGTTAGGTTTAGATCGTAACCGCGGCGATATCGATATGGGCTCTTTACATGAAGCCGGTATGCATGGTTTGATGCAAGCAATCAATGACTATGATCACGATAACCCAGGTAAAGCTAGCTTTGCAACACATGCATCTAATAAGATTCGCGGTTTGATGCAAACTAGCTTAAGAGATCAACAGAAAATCTCTCCAGAACTTAAAACTGGAGCAAAGAAATATAATCTTAAATCAATGATTGGCGCGCATGGCCCAGAAGTCGGAGACAGATTAAGCCGTATTAATACGTCTAGACAAGTTAATCAACCTAAGACCCCAAAGGCTCCTAAGTCTGAAGGTGGAGGAGAGCAATAATGCCTATTTCTAAAACCCCAACAGTAGCACCGTTTCCGTCTTGGAATGTAGAGCAAGATCCATCTGCCAATCGCTACTTACCTATTCCTACTGCTGCAAGCATGAGAGAAAAATCATTGTTTGGCATACCCTTAAAATCATTTTTAACTGGTCAAGAAGTGTCGGATCCAACAATTGAAAAATATATCAGTGAAGCTATTTCACAGATTGAACATGAGCTAGATCTTTACATAACCCCAACAACGTTTGAAGAGCGTCATGACTACTCTCGCGAGATGCAGTTCTGGAGCTTTGGTTATTTAAAAGTTAACCATTCACCTATTTTAAGTGTTGAGAAGTACCAACTTACATTTAATAATGGAATTGGCATTCCTGGATCATTACCACTCGTCAGTATTCCATTGGAATTCATTCACGTTCAACCACAAGAAGGAACGGTTCAACTTGTTCCTGCTCAAGGTGTTACTATATCTGGCTTTATTGTCTCGATATACTCAGGTCTTGGATACCATGCATTTAATTCGCAAGCTATTACCAATTGGCCGGGAGCAGTTTTTGTACGATACACTGCTGGATTTGAAAAAGATAAGGTTCCTGCCCTACTCGCAGGTCTTATTGAAAATATAGCAGCTATGAACTTTCTTTCAACTATGGGACCAATCTTGTTTCCGCATAATTCTGTAAGTATAAGTATCGACGGTACTTCTCAAAGCACTGGAACATTAGGTCCAAATTTTCTTAAAGGTCGACTAGATGATCTAAGTAAAACTATTAAAGATCAGATGGAAGCAGCTCGCGGACACTATCAGAAACGGTTTTTGATCGAATATCTATAAAGGTAACTATGTCAACTCATAAAGATAAAATTAAAGGTGGACTAGCTGACAATAAAAAGCCGTCAGATTTTGACCATAAGACTCTTAAGCAAGGTCAAAAAGTAGAGAAAGAGCACACTAGCGATAAATCTGTCGCTAAAGAAATTGCTATGGATCATCTTACTGAAGACAAGAAGTATTACACTAAGTTAAAAGAAGTTGAAAAGAAAGACATGCTACAAGTTACAGCTGATGGTAAACAAGAGATTGTTGCGGGTAACGAGCCGCTAAAGAAGGATCCAAAGAAGAAACTTAAGGATCGCTGGGTCGAGTTAAAAAAGACCTTAGACCACAAGTCTGCTTTCCTTGATCTTAAGGCAAATTCAGAAGAGCAAGAGCAACCTGAAGCAACTGAGGCTGATGAACAGGAAGGCGAACAACCTGATATGCCTGTTATTCCAGAAGATCAAGAAGAAGACCAAGACGAAGGCGAAGACCAAGAAGAAGGCGAAGACCAAGAAGAAGGCGAAGACCAAGAAGAAGGTCAACCAAATAAAGAAGAGTTGATAGAGGCCTTAAAAGAAGAAGGTTATACCGATCCAGAAATAGCCTATATTGTTCACGGCCACCATTCTCCAGAGGTCGATGATACTAATCGAGCTAAAGCAGATGCTACAGATGCAATGTCTGGAGTTGATGTAGCTAATGCTACACAAATGGCTCAAATTGAGCGAGATCATACAAAGAAGATGTCTGATCATGAACATGAAACTTCACGCAAAATGGCAGAACATGAGCTTGATCATAAGCGTCGCATGAGCGATATTGAGTACCAAAATGCGCAGCAAAGTTCTGCTGATCCTTCGGTAGATAAAGAGCACCGCAAGCGTATGTTGGATCTAGAATATGAGCAAGCTAAATCTAAAAGCCCAGATTTATCAATTGATAAGGAAACTAATAAGCAGCTTAAGGCTCTTGAAGTTGAAGCTAAGAAAATTGAAGTTGAAGCTAAGAAAAAACAAGTTCAATTAGAGCTTGAATTTCGTGAAAAAGAGCAAGCACTAAAGTTAAAATTGATGGAAGCCAAACTTGAACAACAAGCTAAAACATCTACCGTAAATAAACCTTTAAAGAAATCTGATGACGAAGGAGAACATGAGTATGAGTAAAAAAGCAGATCAAACACTTAAGAAGTGTGAAGACTTGATCGACAGACTGCAAGAACTCAAGAAGGCCTTAGGAGTGGTTACTGCTACCAAGCAATCCAATAGAACTCCTGTTAATGCTCTTGGTGCTGGTTGGTCTCAAGATCCTGGTACTGGCGCTTTTCATCATTCCACACATGGTGTTATTTCAACTATGAAGGGTCCAGAAGGAAGCGGTTACAATATTGTTCACGGTGGACGCTCAGTTGGACGAGTAGGCGACATGTCTCAAGCTGGCACAAAGATTAAGGATTACGTTAAGACATTAAAAGTTGGTGATACAGGGTCTCACAATATAGACCCTATGAGTATTTCTAAGGATGATCAGGACATAGAGAAATCTGGATATGGCCCTAAAAAGGCTGGGCTTTATAGCCCAGCAGATAATGCTAAGCGCAAGATGAATAATGTCGGCGGAGAGCGTTTCGGCAATCAGAGTGTTAAGTCTTACACAGGTAGAGCATTTGCAGATCGTAAGGCTCCTTCTGGTCCAGCTAGTCCAGTTAAGCAATATAGTCCAGCTGAGATAGCAGCTGCTAGAGAAGCAGATAAAATCAAGAATATGAAAAAAAGCTCTTGGGCTGATCACCCCGACTTCCCCAACGCTGACTCTGAAGTTAAAAAATTAGCAAAAAATAACCCACCAGAAATTGCTGAGAATTTGATGGCTAACCAGCTTGCTAACCTTATGCAGGGCCGCTCAATGCTTGGTACCCCTCCACCTAAACAGCCGACCGATAATGAAATGTTTGGCCATTTGGCAGTTACAGAAGAAATGGAAAAGACCGCTCAAAAACAGTGGGAAGGCAATGCTTTTAATAATTTCTTGATGGAAGCCACTAAGCCTATCAGCTCTCGCTTTGCCTCTGAAGAAGAAGAACTCGCTTACTGGGCATCTATCAAGGTTCCAGATAGCGGCGGAACAGAAGGCTATTAAGGTTAAATTGTAGTATAATCTACCTAAGAGTCCTTGAATGGTCAAGGATGCTTGGGAAAATGGATTATGTTAGAGAAACGCTTTAAAATCGTTGCTCCACAGCTATTTGCTGTTAATGGAGGCGCCGATGGTACTGTGACAGTGCCAGATACATCTCTATTTAAGGTTAAGCAACAAGTTATTGTTGTTGCAGCTTCACTTATAAATCAAGACCAATTAGAAGTAAAGAACATCATCAGTCCCACTCAGATGCTTCTCGGTCTTAGAACTACAAATATTTTCACAGGTTTAGACCTATCAGCATATACAACTGCTCTTGGTGCTTTTGTGTTTGCTAATGAGCAGAAGCGCCCAGTTATTACTGCCGATGACTTTGAACGAGCTTGCTTTGAAGAAGAGCCAGTTGTTGCTAAGCGCGTCATTATGGTCGATAAATGGGGCAATAGGTACGACTCAAATAATCCTGTTCCTACTGTAACCGCCGGCGACAACTGGGACGAAATCGATATGACTAGAGATACAGATGGAGATCTAACTATAGCTACTTATAGCTTAGACAATGCTGTTGAGAAGGTGTATACTATTACCTATGATGTAAATAAAGATATGAAGAAGGTTGTAAAAACATAATGAGTTCACCGAAAGATAAACTTAAATTTGAGCTAAACCCTATTACTGGAGAACTTGATCTCGTAAAAGAGTTCAATCCAGATAGAATCATTACGCATGAAAACAATCAGCTTGGTAATAGGCTTGTAACATATGACATGACAACAGGGCTTTATGTTGATATGGATGCAGTTATTGTTACAGATAACAATGGAAACGTGGTGGTGAACTAATGAAGCATAGAAATTTGCGAGGCAACGACCTACACGCACCTTCTTCTGAACTTATCGAAAACAACACTGGCTCTACTATCCCTGTTTTTAAAGCTGTTAAGTTTAACGGTATGGGAACCCTTTATCCGCAAGTGGTTCTAGCTAATAGTAACGTAGATATCATTCGCGGTATTACTCAGGCCGATGTATTGACGGGAACGACTAGCTACATCACCTCGATGGGGTTCTTAAACAATGTGAACACGGTCGCGTGGCCGGTGAACACAGTTCTGTATGCCGATGGCTCTGGGAATATCACTAACTCACCTAATAATTTGCCAGTTGCTACTGTTCTTAAGCAAGACGCTGCTCTTGGGATTATTTACGTAAACACAAGTGGTATTGTTAAAGCTGACTTAGACGCGCTAACATTTCCAGATCCGCTTAGCTTAGAACTTGCTTGGGATATCAATAACCCTTCTTTCTACACCGAACCTACTTATGACATGAGCGGAAAGATCACAGCAAGCGATGTCTGGGAAAGCAACGCTAAAGTTCTACATATATTTAATAAAACCTTTACCTATACTGGCCCGAATCTAACTAATGTTCTAATAACTAGAATGTATGACGGCAAGTCTCTAGAAAAAGAGATAGTCTATGATATGGGCGGAAAAATTATTAACGTCACAAGGACATATACACCATGAAGTTAGCTATAATTAATGACTATGTGGTCACACAGATCATAGAAGATCCGAGCGAAGCAGTTCTAGAAGAGCTATCTAGGACAAGCCAAAATATTATAGATATCTCAGAAAGATCTGACTATCCTGGGGTAGGTTGGTTGCTTGTAAATAATGATTTAGTATCTAATGGTATAAATGGTACTGGATATAGTAAGAAAATAACAAAATTAGCCCTTAGGAATCGCTTCACCTTTACAGAAAAAGTTACGTTACAAGTAGCTCTGGCTCAAAGTGCTGCGCTTCAGGCTTGGTTTGAAGATTTTAGGGTTTCAACATACGTTGATCTAGAAAGAACAGATACCATTCAAGGAATTATGTATTTAGAGCAAGCTGGTTTAATTGGGGCCGGTAGAGCTTCTCAAATTATAAATAATCCTATTCAGGATTCGGAAAAATATAAGGGTGTGCAATAATGAAAGCTTATGATTTGAATCTACAGTCTGATACGGTAAACGTTTATGACCAAACAAAAAACACCTTAATGGGGCGATACGCCATCCGAACGGTTGGTTCAAAGGTAGTAATTGGTCCAGCAACTAATAAATATGTGGATGTTGGTACAGACACTTCAGCCGCAATTACTTCCATAACCGCTGTTTATTTGACAGAAAACAACAGGCTTTTTATTCTCGGCCAGTTTTCTGGAACATCTTACGTGTGCGCTATGTATAATTTTGACACAACTACAGGCGCTCAGCCAACCTATGTGGGAAGATGTGTTTTATCAGCGCCTCTTGTTTCGGTTATCAGGGGATTCAAGGTTTTAGACGCTGTTTCCACGAACATCAAGGTTTGTATAGCAACAACCAATACTGTTCTTCAGTATGGTGGCTTGATGGTTTCAAACAAACTAGCTGTTGCTGATTTCCAACCATCCGGTGGTGTCACTCTGTTCTTTGCTACTGGTTC